GAACTTGATAAGTACAAAGCTGACACCGATGCTGCTGTGAAGAAGTACCAGACCGATGTCAGTGCCGAGACTCAACTGGCTATTGCTGCAGGTAAGGACGATCAACAGATCAATCTAGAGACGGTCAGAGCGCGACTAAAGAACGCTCCTATAGAATTGGGTAATGAGATGATTCTGGAAACCAGCCAGGCAGTTGTTTTGCTCACATCCAGTATGAGCAGTGCTATTGCTGAACTTAACGAAGCCATTGACGAGATCAAATCCAATGCCACGGCACCCCGTAAGCTCATACGTGAGAACGGTAAGATCGTTGGCGCAGAGGTAAATGGTCAGGTGATAAGGCTGGATGACGCATGATTTTACAATCATAGGAGTTTGACATGAGTGCGGCTGTTCACAATTTGACGAATCGGGATATTTCAGATAATTATCGAGATGTTGAGGTTTACATGATGCGCAAGGGCTTTACTGGGCCATTCGCGAATTGGGTGGTGCAACAGAGTCCATATGATGTTCCTGATATTACTGCGGCGTTGGCTGGCTTCAACGATTATGTCAGCGTGCTGATGGGCGACGAGGAGGTCAAAAAGTTTGATTACGAGGAACTGAATATGCTCATTAACGAGGAAGCGTTTGAGAAAATTCCTGCGGTGCTGGCACTGAATGTGCCCAAGATAACGTCAGGGCCTCGTCCCACGATGCCGCATCCTGACTACGATTTCATAGATCTTGATGCACTTGCTAGGAACGTCTTTTATGACATTGTTCGCAATCATATTAACTGGGATACATCGTGACCGGTAAGTCAGACAGAGTATTGCGTCTGGTTCAAGACCCGGACATTAAGGAAGCCTTTCAAACCGTTCGTGAATACTGGCGTGACAAGATCGAGGAAACCCCTTTGGACAATCCAGAGGTATTATTTGATATACGCAAGATGTTGCATCTACTCCGTGATGTCGAGGACGCCCTTCAGACCGTTATTGATGACGGTCATCTGAAGGACTATCGCGCTGCGGAGCAGCAGAGGAAAACATTATGAGTGAAGAAGTACAAGCAGCGCAGGACAAGGCAGCCGACTTTATTTTTGGAGAAATCCCCAAAGAACCAGAAGCTAAGGTAGAGGCTGAGCCAGTAGTAGAGCCTGTCGAGGAGTCTGTAGAAGAGCCCGAAGAGACAGAAGGCGATGAGTACCAGCCTGATCCCAAGCCCGTTGTTGAGGGTGATGAGCCTGAAGCAGTTGAGTTTGAGTGGGATGGTCAGCTAATCGAGGCCCCACAGAACATCAAAGATGCGCTGATGCGCACCAAGGACTATACCGAGAAAACCCAGGAAGTAGCCACTGCCAGAAAAGAGCTTGAAATCCAGTCTGTCAACCTAAAACGGGTGAATGCACAATATGAATTTGCCATGCAGGTGCAGGACGATGTGATGAAGGCACATCAACTGGATCAACAGGTTGAACAAGCCAGGGCCTATATGCGAGAGAACATCGACACCTTATCGCATATGGATATGGAGAAAATACGCCTGGCAATGGATGACACACGGCTGGAACGTGATAAGATCATTAATGGAGTAAACAGCAAGAACAAAGAATTTCAGCAGGCGCACGAGCAGACCGTCAAGGAACTCGTGGACAAGAGCACTGAGGTTCTGCGGCAGAAAGTCCCCGGATGGGATGATTCTCACGAAACTCAGATAAAAGACTATGCGTTGTCTCTGGGAATACCGGAGCAGGCGTATAACTCGGTTATCGAGCCGATTGAGAAGTTCATACTGTACAAGGCAATGCAGTATGATGCGCTCAAGTCCGGCGTGACATCTGCTGTCAAAACGCTCAAGGGCGTACCCACGATCAAACCAAAGTCCCGTAGTCCTATGCCACAGGAAACGCAGGACAGGTTGAATCTTCGTAAGAAGATCAAAAGCTCAAAACGCTCGGCAAAGGACAAGTCAGTTCTTATTGGCGAGGACATAGCCAGCCGACTGAAGTTATAGGAGCCAATTATGGCTACATTGACAGGAACAACGCTGACATATGGCGTGACTTCTGCAGGTGGTAACCGGGAGGATCTGTCAGACACCATTTACGATCTGTTCCCCGACGACACCTATTTTCTAACCAACCTGGCTAAAACATCAGCCTCTGCAACGCTGCACGAGTGGCTGGGCGATACCATTGTTGCAGCGTCCACCAACATCAACCGCGAAGGTAATGAGGGCGAGTTCTCCAGTATCGTCTCTCCGATCCGATATGCGAACCACACGCAGATTTTCAAGAAAGAGTTCATCATTTCCGATACGCAGGAAAAGGTGGCCAAAGCTGGCAGGCGTACTGAGGGCGCACGTCAGACAGTCAAACAGATGCGCGAGCTCAAGAACGATGTAGAGTTTGCACTGGTTCAGAATCAGTTAGGCACTGCAGGTGGTGCTACTACCGGTCGTTCTCTGGCTGGGATGGAAAACTGGATTGGTGCCGGTCGTACCGCATCATCCACAGCGGCCACCTCTCATGTGCTGGCAACCGCAGGCACGGGAGCAACTACAGCGGCCATCGCGGCTAAGTTGCCTGGCGCTGTCACGGATGCGTCTGCGGGTTCTGGTGGTGCCATTACATCAGTTGCTCTTGATCTGGCACTCGAAGGCGCATGGGATGAGGGTGGTGATGTTGACATCATCGCGGTATCGGCAACGGTCAAAAGCGTTATTAATGCCTTTACCGGTGTAGCAACTCGAAACGTCGAGTTGAACAAAACCGATCAGGCGATTATCACCCAGGCTGCGGACATGTATGTCAGTTCATTTGGCGTGCATCAAATCCTGCTGCATCGTCATGTCAGAACCAATGTTGCGCTTTGTCTCGATACCAGCCTTTGGGCTGTTAGTGCATTGCGTGATTTCTTCATCGAGCGACTGGCGAAGACCGGTGATGGTCATAAGTATGCAATCCGCTATGAAGGTACACTGGAGTCTAGGAATTTCCTTGGTAACTCCAAGATATCGTCCATCGCGTAAAGCACAGCAAGGCGTTGATCTTAAGCGTCCTTTTAGCCCACCCTTCGGGGTGGGTACTTTTTAGGGAGATCATTAATGGCCGAGTTTTTAAAGGATTGAAATGAACCAATCACTTGGAATGTTTGACGAGCTTGTAACTGGGCTTGTTGATTTCTTTTCATTTAAACAGAGATGTGATTTCTGTAATGATGAAAAGCGCTTGGATGATGAACCCTTGAGAAAATATGGCACTCGATTTTCTGGTGAAGACAGAATGTATTGTAGTCATTGTGTTGATTGGTGGGAGTCTCATGGCTGAGTTCTTTGGTTGGAATCCTGAACGTGGAGTCTGGTATGAGGTTGAAGACGACCCACAGACCGGCGGCATTATCATCCACACCAAGCAGGACATTCAGCCGCATCTGGACTGGGCCAAAAAGCAGCGGGCCTCCGGTGTCAATGATTCTGGAGGTGTCAGGGATAAGAACGATATCAAGCACTATGCCCACATTCCCACTCATGTGGAGCTTGAATTGCGTCAGAAGGGGCTCAACATTTACGATAAGAACAACACCAAACGACTTATTCGTGAAATTGAGACAAACTACCCGCTATGCAAAGTAACCAACCGCAAGATTCTCTAATCCCAAACCAGCGAATTAATGGTTTTCTTTCTCACCAGGAAGCTCTTGAAGAATGTGATCTTCGCAATCAACGAATTGCAAAACTGCAAAGAGAGGTTTCATTTCTTAACGATGTAATAGAGAATTTTGAAGAAGATCTTATGATGACCTCGCCAAAACTTTATGAGGCTGCTTGTAACAAATGGATTGAACTACGTGATGAGCATTATCCAGAAGAAGTAGAAGAAGTAGATGACTGATGCTCTGAGAGACAAAGAACTAGCCCACGCCAGGGCCGCCTCCAATAAGGGTGATTGGGAGCAGGCTTACGACATAGCGTACAAGTGGCTTAAGCTCGATCCAACGGATGCTGACGCACTCAATGTTATTGCCCATATCATGCTCAACACCGATAAGGTGGCGATAGCCTATCCCCTGTTGAAACACTTATTGACCCTGGCACCGACCAACTCTCTGGCCTGGTTGAATATGGGCATGGCGGCCTCTGATTTATGGCGTTATAACGAGGCCATAAGATCGTATAAAAAGGGCATTAGGTTTGCCAAGGATGATCGTCAGAAGTCCATGCTGTGCGTAAACATGGCCTCTGTGATGGTCGATCACGGTCAGTTCGAACAGGCTGAGCCTTATTGCCTTAGGGCGATTGAACTGCAACCGGACACCGTTAAGGGCAAGGCGAATTTAGGCTTCTGTCAGCTTGCCCAACGCAACTGGGATGGCTGGAAGAATTATCGTTATTGTATAGATACCGAATGGCGTCCGCTGATTCAGTATAATGACGAACCACTATGGGATGGCAAAGAAAAAGGCAAAATCTGTATTTATTCTGAACAGGGTCTGGGCGATGAGATTTCATTTGGGCAGATGTTGCCGGACATGAAAGCATGGTGTGATGCTAATGACTCGACCCTGGTTGTTGATGTCAATCCGCGCCTTGAGAGTTTGTTCAAACGCAGCTTCCCGGACATTGAAGTTCATGGCACACGAGGCATTAAAAAGATCAGCTGGGACCCACGGGATATCAAGTATTCCTTGCCGATGGCACAGCTGGGCGAGTACTTTCGCATCAGGGATGAGGACTTTACCGGCAAGCCCTATCTTGTTGCTGATGCAGACCGGGTGTGGCAATGGCTATCTTTGTTTGACACTAAGAAAAAGCCTGTCATCGGACTGGCTTGGCGATCAGGCGTCTGGAAGACCGGTGCCAAGTATCGGCAGCTGGACTTAGAACAGTTGTTGCCCATACTAGAGTCGGTTGATGCACATTGGGTATCACTGCAATACAAGTCCGCTGCCAAGGAAATTGCCGCTTTCAAAAAAGAGCATCCCGAGATAGATATCGTTGAGTATCCGTTCTGTACCTTATCGAACGACTTCGACGATACGGTGGCCATGATTGCCACACTTGACATGGTTATTTGCATGCACACCACCGTGGTTCATGTTGCCGGAGGCTTGGGCATACCATGCTGGACTTTTGTACCGAAGTCCTCTCAATGGCGCTATGGTCAACAAGGTGAAGACCTGCCGTGGGCCGAATCGGTGAGAATCATACGTCAGACAAAGCACGGTGAATGGGCTGATGTAATGCAGAAAACAGGAGAAGAACTTGCACCCTTCAGAAAGAATGTTGATGGAAAAGGGACTTCGTTGGCACATGCCGTATCGAAAAAAAGGGTTAACGGTAGTGGGGACAGGGCTTCCGCTTGAAGATTATGAACCACCCATTGACTACACGTTGGTCTATCAGGGTGGTCACCACAATGTTTACTGCAATGGTGAAAAGCATATATATACTCGTGGTGGAGGGACTACAAAGATAACCATTGCTGGCTATGATCGCGAAGGCTGCTGTGATTGTGAAAGGTGGAAAAATGTTGATTAGCGAAGACTATCGCAAACAACAACAAGCCATGCACAATAGTAAGAAAATCAATTATGGCACAGTAGGTGAAAAGTATGGCGAAACAGTTGGTCAAATGGTTGATGTTATGGAAATTGACCATTTGTTGGATTACGGTTGTGGCAAAAACCTTTCCCTCAAAAAAACCCTGAAGCCGGAACGAAACTTCATATACCAAGCATACGATCCTGGTGTTTCTCAGTATGCGGATGATCCGATTCCGGCCCAGATGGTCGTCGCGATTGACATCCTCGAACACATTGAACCAGAGTGTCTTGAAGAGGTTCTCGATCATCTTGAAGACTTAACTGAAAAGGTTTTGTTTGCCACCGTGCATACCGGTCCTGCCGGGAAAAAGCTACCAGATGGCCGTAATGCACACCTGATCCAAAAGCCCTATGACTGGTGGCTGCCATTGTTTATAGATCGCTTTCAGTTACAGGGCTTTCATATGCGGGGTAATGGCTTTGAGGTAATATTGCTGGCACATGATTACGATAGCGGGATCGGGGCCATCAACGGAGCTGATTAAGCATGTTGATGTAGCCACCAAGAAACGATCAATAACATCAGATCATGTGTTTTGTCGCTTCCCTTTTGCGCATAACCTGAAGAACAAAGGGGATGCCACACCGCTGATGATTTATTACAATCGTGGCCGATGTGGTTGCGGACAATGTGGGCATATAGAGAGATACCTTATAGATTCCAGGAGGTGGAACAGCTACTACAAGCAGTTTAGTAAAAGAAAACCCTCAAGCGGCTTGTGTGCCGTTTTTGGTGCAGTAGAGCGATGGGAACCTAAGACGATAGGACTTATCGGCTTCGACTGGATTCTGGACGGGAATCCCGGTTGGACACACGACGCCAGTGCTGAAAAGCAGGCAATATTGTCTTTAGTCAACATTGAGGATCTCAGAAATGATTCCACTCTACATCGGTTACGATCCCCGTGAAGCGGCAGTGTTTCATGTGTTCTGTCAATCTGTCATTGAACATGCTTCAGGACCAGTTCAATTCATTCCCCTGCACAAACCTATGCTGGATGATTTTGAAGGCCAGCAAGACGGCTCCAATGCCTTTACATTCTCACGCTATTTAGTGCCGTCTCTGCAGGATTATGAAGGTTGGGCGATTTTCTGTGACGGTGATATGCACGTCACTGACGATATTTATGAATTGTGGAAATTGCGGGATGAGTACAAGGCCGTACAAGTAGTCAAGCACGATTACAAATGCACAGCACGAAAATACATTGGCACACCGTTAGCAAACGACAATATCGACTATAAAAGAAAGAACTGGTCCTCGGTAATGTTGTTTAATTGCTCACACCCTTCCAATAAATTGCTCACACGAGAGTATGTAGCGACCGCCGGCGCTTCAGTCATTCACCGTTTTGGCTGGCTCAATGATGATGAAATAGGAGCCTTACCAACAGAATGGAACTGGCTTGAGACTGAATATTTAGATAATCCAGATGCTAAACTGGTACATCAGACTTTAGGTTCACCGGGATTTACCTTTTATTCCAAATCGCCCTCGGCCAGGCAATGGAACCGGTATCTTCTCAATATGCTGAATATGGATGGTGAGAGGCAAACCGAGATTGTGCGTAGAGCGTCCTGGAACTGTGTGGCATACTGTGCCGAAGGAGAACTCCAATCGCAGTTATAATGGATCTCATAAAAGGTAAAAAAGTCACTGTTCAGTCAGGTGAAAGCATTGTCTATTTTTCTGGTGGTGAGGATGGAAAAGACTACGAAATCGGTGAATATTGCTTTTGGACAGCAATAGGAAAAGATGAATTTGGTCCGTGGCAGGTCATTGGGCGAGGACTAAGAGAGCTTCCGGCTTGTGATCGATTCCAAAGAATGGATCAAGACAGGCTAATGTCACCGGCTGGTGAAGATCGTATTGCATATCAGATGATGTGGGATAGATTCGATACAATAGAACTTGTTCGTCCGTCTTATATGCGCGAAATTGTTAGATGGTTTGAAACTCATAAACGAGAAGGTGAATTTGCTGGCGTTTATGCTTACTTGGATGGTGAACCAATGCTGATACCAAGAGCGATGGTCTAATGGCAGTTATAACGGATCTTGCTACCTTACAGACCGCCATTGCCGATTATCTGGCACGGGATGATTTGACCTCGTTCATTCCAAATTTTATCCAGAACACCGAAAACAAGCTGTTGCGGACGTTAAACCTAAGAGATGAGGAAACCGCATTAAGTGTCTCAATATCCGCAGGGTTGGCCACTGTTCCAACAGATTTCAAGGCGTTGAGATTTGCTTATTATGATGCAACTCCGGTCAGTCCGTTAACGTGGGTGCCAATTGATGAGTTGTATCGGGACTTTCCCGACAGATCAGACACCACAGACACACCGTCAGTTATCTCACGGGAGGGACTCAGTTTTATCTTTGGCCCGGTCGCCTTGGATGGCACCTTAAGAGGTATTTATTACGCCAAACAAGACCCGTTAAGAACTACCGATCCCTCAAATTATGTCACCAATCAACCCGAGGTTTTATTGTACGGTTCTTTACTGGAGGCTGAGCCTTTTATTCAGGACGATCCACGCATTCCTGTCTGGAAGGACTTTTTTGCAGAGTCCATTCAAACTTTGAAAGACGAGAAAGACAACGCAGATGCTTCTATGGGGCAGTTATACCAGAGAGCGTCATGACTCAGGTTCGCTTTGATTTTCTGAATTTAGCCCCGGATATAGAGGACACCGAGAATCAGGGGTTGACGGTTGCTCAGAATGTCGTTCACGACACCGAGGGTTATAAACCAGTTCATTTAGGCAGTACGGGTTCGTTCGCTACCACAGGGGGATTGGCTGCGAGTAATGCCACCGTGACATCCATCATTGCAAAACCCGTGGGTGTTGGTAATGATTTGTTTTGTGCCTGGCTTGCCGGTGATACGCTTCACGTCGGTCTTAACGGCGTTACTGCGGCATCCGATACTACGAACTTTCCGGTGTCTTTTTCTACCTCAGGATCCAGCCAGGAGATTGTAGCATTTGATGTAGCAGAGTTAGCCGATAAGATATTCTTTGTTGTTCAGGCACAGCAAACCGAAGCCGTACCCTCTACCACGGCGACGTTAACCACCACTGGGCATATGAATTACTAATGACCAAACCCTCTAATCCTTCAGATCCACCCACAGGTAGTAATTATACAGTCATCGGCCCTGATGGATTGGCATGTGCAACTGTTCGGGATTTTATTGTTATCGGTGGTCTTTTGAGTGATCGCTTTGCCATTCAATGGTGTGCTATTGGTGATCCTACCGATTGGCCTACACCGGGAACTGATGATGCACGCTCTAAACAAGCCGGATTACAGTCGTTCCCAACCAAATTTGGTTGGGTCACTGGAATAGCTGGCAATGATTTCTATATGTACGTATTTCAGACGCAGGCTATAACCAAAGGGACTTATGTCGGTGGTGATGTGGTGTGGTCATTCGACATCTTTGAGGAAGATCGAGGCTGTGTCAGACAAGGCATGTTGGAAACGATTGATGATTTAGTCGTTTTTGAATCAGCTCGTGGCAGGCATTTATTACAAAATGATCAGATCGTGGATATTGGTTATGGCTTGATGGATGATACCTTCTAATGGCGTTAGGACAATTCAAACAACTAAATATTGCGGTGAATAAATCACGTCATCTGATCTTTTTTGAAGGCAGTGAAACTTGCTACAATTACAAGACTCAGCAATGGACACAAATACCGGCTTATCTGGATTTTGGGTTTTTCTCGTTTAGCAGTAAAACGGCGTCTATTGGTTTGGTGAGGTTTTCATCCGGTTCTGTTGATTTACAGGAACAACTGACCACATTTGTTGCACAAACTGCCTTATTGACAACTGGAGCGCCCAACATCAATCAGGGCGGCAGAGCCGTAGTTAATGGGGTCAGACCGATTGTTAACGGTGGTACCTATTCGTTACGAGTCGGTGTGCAGGACGATATCGATGATGCTGTGTCGTTTTCTGCCGCTACGGTTATCAATGCTCGTTCCAATACGGCTAATTTTCGCGCGGAAGGTCGTTATCATCGTGCCGAGTTGACAATAACCGGTGGTTTTACGACCGCCAATGGTGTTGACGTTGATTTCGCTGCAGCAGGACGCGTATAAGCTGCGCTGTTATTCGTCCGATCAGATTCCCGCTATCTGGGACCAAGCCAGACCCTTTATCAAAACAGCCCTTGATCATGGCTCTGATTACACTCTGGATGATATCTATGAGGGTCTTTGTGCTAAGCAAATGCAGCTGTGGATGTACGATGACGCTGCACTCGTTACCTCACTTCAAACCGATGCGAGAAATAAGTTCTGTTTGTTGGTAACATTGGGTGGACAGCGCATGTCTGACTGGTTTCAATATCTTCCGATTGTGGAGGCTTGGGCCAAAGACCAGGGCGCTAAGGAGATGCGATTATATGGCAGAATAGGGTGGGCGAAACTCACCGGATATGAGGTTCAATGGACCAAAATGAGTAAACAATTGTGAGCAGCGGACCCAAGTCAGTCACCAGCACTACCAATGTCGAGCCGCCCGGTTTCTTACTGAGGCCATTAACCACAGCTGCCAATGCTGCACAGTCAGCGTTTGGTGGCTTTCCTGGTGGTGGCGGCGGATTGCCTGGCGGTGTTCGTGGTGGTCGTGGTGGAGGTCGCGGTGGGTTCGGCTTGGATGGTTTTGGTGGCGGCGGATTTCCCGGACAACAAGCCGGGGGTCTTGCCAGCGCTGCTGGCGGCCCTGGTGCTGGTCTTATTGGCCAAGGTCAAGACCTGATTAGCCAGACTTTAGGTGGTGATTTCCTAGATCCATCAAGCAATCCATTTCTACAAAGCACCTTTAATCGTGCTGCTGACTTAACTCGTGGTCGTCTCGATACTGAGTTTGCCGGTGCTGGCCGTAATTTAGGTGCAGCACAACCGGCACGTTCGGAGGAATTACAAACACTGGCGTCTAATATCTTCGGGCAGAACTTCCAGAACGAAAGAGATCGACAGATCAATGCACTCGGAAGCGCACAAGGATTTGATCCACTTAATATATTGATTAACCGACTCGCCGGTATTATTCCTGGTGCTGGTGGTGTTACAACTGCTACACAGCCGGTATTCAAAACAGGAATATTCTCTGATCGACGTTTGAAGACAAACATTAAGCGTATCGGAACAGTCAAGGATTATCCGTGGTATTCGTTTGATTATATCTGGGGTGAGAGTTCACAGGGCTTTATGTCTGATGAAATTCCACAACAGCATGTCTGGCAGAGATTCGGCTTTGACGTAATTGATTACGGAAGTATTTTGTAATGCCTTTCCACGGTGAGACAGCGCAACTCATCAATGCACTATTTGGCAAAGAGTTAGGTGGTCAAGCCCCTGCACCCCAACCCGGCCAATCTCTGGGTGTGGGTGGTGGTCTTTTCGATACCCTGCAAGCCATACAACAATTCGCACCACAACAACAAGACCTTGCTGGTTTAATAGGCCCACTGGGGCCTCAAGGTGAGGAACTACCACCACAAACACGTCCTGAAGACTTTGTTGGGCCTCCTATATTAGGACAAGGTTCGCCGGACGAGGTTGGGCCACCTATTGAACGACAAGGACAACAACAGGGTCCGTTTGGCAGTTTCTTCGGTAACCTGGATCAGAACTTACAAAGTCCTTCCAAAGTCTTAGGGCTGGGATTATTGAATCAGCTTGATCCACGTCTGGCTGGTTTAGGATTGTTTGCGGGTGGTCTTTTCGGACAGAACAAGTTGTTTTGATATGGCAAGCGCACTGGATTTATTATTTGGTCCTCCCTTTAGTCGAGCGGGTAAACGTGGCGTCAACCCTAATGCACCCGATCCACGTCCGGGTACAGCCAAGCCGCCCAATCCTTTAGACCAGTTTCTCGGTTCTCCGGGTGGCAGTTTACTGGTTAATCTTCTCAGTCAGTCCGGGTTTTCTCCGTTTCCGCAAAGTCAGATAGGCGCTTTGGGTCGAGGATTATTACAAACTCAACAGCAAGGCCAGCAAAGACAGCGTTCAGGGCTTGAAGATGATCTGTTACGGGCCAGAATTGGTTTGGCTCAAGCACAATCTGTAGGTGGAGGGGCAACGGCGGGCAATGTTCAAACGACCTTCAAGGGCGCTAATGGCAATATGCACATTGTAACCCGCAGAGGTGATGTGAAAGACACCGGCATAGCATTCAATGAAAATGTGAAATTCTTCACTCAGGGAGATGGTTCTGTAATTGGTGTTGATGCCTCTACGGGTGATCAATTAGGTACGGTTATTAGCGCAAAAGAGGCCGCAGCAGCGACTACGAGAAAGAAACAGACAGAGGCTGCATTTACGCTTCCTAAAGACCTAGCAGGATTAGATACAACAATTCGTAAAGTGGATAACACTATTAGGAATGTTGAGCAAGCTATTGGATTAGTAAGCCCAACCACTACAGGGGCTATAGGTGAGGCGAGGAAGAATATTCCCGGTGTTGTAGGTGGTGAGGCCAGAACATTAAGAAATCAGATTAAGGTTATTCAGGCTAACTTAGGTTTTGATGAATTGACCGCTATGAGAGCAGCATCCAAGACTGGTGGCGCATTGGGGCAAGTATCTGAAAGAGAATTAGATTTATTGGTTTCTGCAAAACAAGCTTTGGATCAAGGCGGAGATGATGAGGTCTTGAGGGATAATTTGCTTAAGGTAATAGAGCATTACAATAATTATAAGCGTGAAATAGAGATAATGAAAGATGCTATGAGGGGACAAGCTGGGGTAACAACTGAATTGCTAACGGACGAACCCAAGATAATAGATTTCAGGGATCTGCCAAATGGCGGAAGTTAGATTAGAAGATGGCACTATAGTAACAAATGTACCTGAAGGGATAACCCAACAGGAATTGTTGCGCGCATTGGGTCGTGAAGCGCCGCCTCAACCCTCACAACTCCCGCCAGGATTACAGGGATTTCTGGCATCTGAGGAACCGTCTGCTCCCACCAATCTAGGTGGATTCTTTGATGCGCTTGGCTCCGTGGGTCGGGGTGGACTTGATTTGTTCGGCAAGGCACTTGGAGGTCTTGCTGGTGGTATTGCCGCCGCCCCGGTAGCTTTTGAACCTGAAGCACCTGACATTCTTAGTCGTGTGTCTGAGGCCGTTTCGGCACCCTTTGCTGCATCAACTGAGGCAGGTCGTGGTGTATCTGAGGCGCTGTCTTTTCCTTTCCAGGCATTAGCCAAAGGCGCTGATGTTCTTGGTGAATTGACACCGGGAGGTCCGGGTCCACAGACCGCAGTCAAAACTACACTACTCGGAATACCTGCTTTAGCGGCTCCCGGCAGACAAGTTGCACGCACCGGACGAGTCGTCGGTGAAAGGCCACTCACTCTAAAGCAAAACATACTTCAGGAAGCACAGGCAGAAGGTCTTGTGGTGCCTGCCAGTGATGCGGTTCCAACCAGTGTTGCCAGAGGTACAGTTGAAGGCTTAGCAGGTAAGCCCAGACTTAATGAACAAGCCTCTTTTCGTAATACGCAGACATTCAATGATATAGCGGCCAAAGAACTAGGTTTGCCGGAAGGTGCCGAGGTGACTTTGGTGTCATTGGATGCTGTACGCCGTGAGGCAGGTAAGGCATACAGTGTGCTGGAAAATGCCGGAACTATTTCACCTACGGTTATTTTTAGACGTGATCTTGCCAAAGCAACTGGTGATCTTAGAAGCGCATCAAAAGAGTTCCCTGTGTTAGCTAAAGCAGAAAGCCCGGTTGCTGCTGTGATTGAAATGGCGCAAGGACTGAATAAGCCAACATTCCAGGCCAGTTCTGCAATCACCGCTATTAAAGTTCTGAGAGACAAAGCAAAGGAGTCTTTCAGGGACAATAAACCAAAAGTCGGTAATGCTTACAGAGATATATCCAAGGCCCTTGAGGATGCCGCTGAGTTACATCTGTCACGTGTTGGCGAGCCTGCTGCGGTTCAGGCATTCAAAGATGCACGAGTACGAATAGCAAAATCGTTCTCGGTTGAAAAAGCATTGACAGGGGATGGCTTTGTATCTGCTGCTAACCTTGCACGACAACGCTCAAGACGTGATCCATTAACCGGGGGCTTGGATTTGATCGCTCGATTTGCAGAACAATTTCCTAAAGCCTCAAAAGTCGTTAAAACACCACCTATTCAAACCGGTCGCTTGAGTGCGATTCTTGCGGGACTTGGTTTAACAGGCGCGACGCTGGCTGGCTCACCAATAGCAGCCATTCCAATGTTAGCTTTGGCCTTTGGAGGGCCTGCTACAAGAGCGAGTATATTATCTCGATTTGGACAGTCAACTTTAGCTAAACCACGTCCTGAATTAACGGGTGTTGGAGCCGCAGAGCTAGGAATATTGGAGTCAGCATTACTGGCAGATCAAGATGCCGGCATCCAGTAAAGTTCATTATGTAGGTCAGTTACAACAGGCCAGTGGCAGGCCAGAGAACATTGAACTTGTTGTCGAAGAGCGCGCCAATATAACGACAGAAGAACGTGCTGCCGGTATTAAATGGGTTGATTCACGCTATGAACCCGGGTTCCTTCTTAGATATGGAACCAACACCACTCCGGGCACCACTGATATGACCACGGCGCTGACCAATGCTTTGGCTGGTAATGCTGGAGATATTGTGTCACTTCCCGCAGAAATTATTCTTACCGGTCCTCAAGCATTAGATACGTTAACTGGCGGTATTAAAATCGTTGGTAAAGGTCGTGGACTGACTACATTGAAGTTAAAAGAAACTTCCGGCAGTCCGGAGATATTTGGATCAACTGATAACGATCTTTCTGACATTTCAATTCGAGATCTGACAATAGACTGCAATCTTGCTGTACATGGTTCAGGTGGGTCGGCCCCAAATACAAATGTTACTGGTATCAGATTAGGTGATACTACAGTTTCAGGAGATACGTCCTCAAATATTACCGTTGACAATGTCGAGATCATCGAGCCAACTCAGCACGGGATCGTAATAACCAGGTGTATCAACCCAAAGGTTTCCGGTTGTTATATAAATGGATTTGAGGGGTTTGGGATACTCTATTTTCGAGGGTGTGAAGACGGAGTTATAGCGCACAATCGGGTTGCTACAAAAGGGGTATCTGCATCTATTGGAATACAAGTTGATGACAGATCAACAACCAGTACTACTCCAGAGGCCAATAAATATATAACGGTTATTGGCAATACTATTGATGGCAATAGCGAGCTAAGCAACGGAATTAAGTCTGTTGCCAGCTTGGGCGTAACTATTTCTGGGAATACGGTTCAATTATGCGGTGTAGGGATATACACAGGTGCAAATGAATCGAATAGCACAACCTTAAGAGATGGCTCTGAGTGTGTTATTTCCGGCAACGTAATTGGAGATTCATATTCTACCGGCAACGATAGCGGCGGCATTTTAATTGAAGGAAGCCACAATACTGTTGTAGGAAATGTTGTAAAAGATGGTGCGGGAAATGGCATAGCATTCAAGGTTGGCCATGCATCGCTCACCATGACCGGCAATGTCCTAAAGGGCAATGTCCTAAAGGACAATAACACAACCAACGGTGCAGAGATCCTAGTGCAACTGGGACAAAATGTTTCGATTGAGGGCAACGCTATTTCTGCTGGTGGTTATGGAATACGGATCGCTTCTTTTGATGCCGCAATAAAGGGTTGTCAGGTAAAAGGCAATACCATTAAGGCTGGAACTGAACATGCGATTGAGATCAGGAACGACAGCGGAGACGTGACTGAAATCACTCTTGACGGAAATGAAATCACAAATGTAGCATCGGCAAAAGATGGTATCTCCATAAATGATGTCAGTGCTAACGCGCTAAATGACATCGTTATTTCTCACAACTCAATCCATGATGAAGCTGCGGCTAGCGATGGCATAGCAATTCTGGACGCGGGTATTGCAGATATACGAGTTGAGTTCAACAACATTGATTGCACCACACCATTCAACGATTCCACAACCAATGCTGACATTGTGTTTCGATACGGCAACAGCTTTGATCGTCGTGTTGTGTATGGCACTGCAGCACCCACTGGCGGAACCTGGACTGCTGGTGATGAAGTGCAACGTCTGACGCCGGTAGCAGGTGGCAAACGCGGATTTCTTTGTACCACTGGCGGAACTCCAGGCACTTGGAAAGAATGGGGCGTGATAGACGCATAATATGAGATTTTCGAAAAACTTTACATTAGATGAATTTCTGGTCAGCCAAACGGCTGAACGGAATGGAATCGACATGGAGCCACCACAAGAGATCATCGATAATCTGCAACGCCTGGTCACTGGCTGTCTGCAGCCGTTACGTGATGATATTCTCTCGCCTATCTTCATCTCTTCTGGTTGGCGACCGCTAGAGCTGAATACCCTGATCGGCGGATCTGACAGCTCAGAGCATGTCAATGGCAATGCAGTGGATTTCATCGTCGTCAGGCAGCGGCCATTCGATACTTGTGAATTGATAGTGGCGATGGGTTTGCCCTTTGATCAGGTAATCCATGAGTTTGGCCGATGGGTTCACATGGGCGTCCGTGATATTCTGCGCGGCCAGCAACTCACGGCTTACAAGAAAGACGGTAAGACACGTTACGTTAACGGCATAATTAAGATGGAGGATCTGACATGAAAGAGTATATTCCCACTCTCGTTGCGCTATTGGCTGGTGTTGTTGTGCATATTGCTAAAAAAGCGATGACAGCTCGACAGGCTAATGAAAACTTCAGTCTGAAGGATTACTTGCTTGGTCATCCGTATCAAACCTTTCTCACCTTTGCATCTGCTGGTGGTGTGTATCTGGGATTACTCAGCGGTGATGCACTTACTCTATCATCGGCCTTCCTCGGTGGTGTGGCCGCAAACTCATTAGGTGATGTGGCGTCCGGTAATAGATGATGAAGTGGCTCAAGTCACTGAGTTGGGTTGCAATCGCTGGAGCAATAGGCACCGCAATTATGATGATTTTAAATGCCCGCCGTGCTGGTGCAATGGAAGCAACAGTCGCGCATCACGAGGATCACATCAAAGAGCTTCAGCAAGGATCAGCAGTAGATATCCAGGAAGCTAAGAAGTTGCAATCCAATATTACTGCCAAGAAGATCAAGGCACGAACAGTCAGAAAGAAGTCCGAGGCAAGTATGGAGAGGTTAGGTCAAGATGAAACAATGGCTGATATTGCAAAAAGATTTAACGGAAAACGGGTAAGGCGTAGGTCAAGTTCGTGAGTTTCGTCTGTTTGCTTGTTGTTGCTTACGTGTTGCCCAGCGGCAATTTTCAGGTGAGTAATCACTGTCATTATCAATTCTGTCGATTGTGTGTTTTTTAGTAGGCGGGTAACCCATATCTTTGAAGAAGTGTTCAAAACTATGAACCCAACGATCACAAACTTTTATGCCTCTATCTCCGTAATATTTTCGGTATTGATAATGGTTACTGTAGCAGCGCTGTTTTATATTTATCCATGTTGTATAAATTCTAGTTCTGCTCATACCGTGAGTTGTACTATTTAGTCGGCTAATGGAGTAATTGAGTTTATGAACATTTCCATGCCTCTTTTTTCGCCAGTAATGCATACTACAAAGGCGTTTTGCTTTGGTTGGTTTCGAGCAGTTTTTTATAGAACATTTCATGCAATCATTATAACACTAATAATAAACGGATGCGCAGCAGACCCCATACAGCTTCCTGATTTCGAGGAAGCCGCAAGATCCGATGAGCAGGTAACAGATCCTGTTGCTCTCATAGAACTGTGCGAAATACCTTGGAACAGTGCAGATTGCTGGCAGCGTCTTGATGTATTTGAAGACATTGCAATCGGCAATACAGAGACCGCCCAACTCAATGCCGATATCGCACGTGACAGCGATCTAGCGTACGATTTCATCCTAAGCGGTGCCAAAAGACAGCAGCAGATTGCTCAGATACGTGAGGACATGCTACAGGCTGAGCGTAAGGATCACTTCTTGGATAATCTGTGGCATCGAGGCGTGATCGTTCTGATTGGTTTGGGGGCAGCACTATGAACAGATACAACCCACCACGAGTACATCTGATCTGGCTGATTGTTGCCGCGATTCTGATGGTAGCGATTGTCTTTAAGGCGGCTGATGCCAGTGACCACTACTACAGAGATGATGACAATATCGAGGTCTCTACTGATGTCGTCACAGGCGACAACATCAACACTGGCAGCACTCACCGATCATTGGCCTTAGCTAATGCTCTGGGTAATGTCGATATCAATGATTGTGTCATCAGCAAACAGATCAGCATCGCTGTTCTTTATGCCCGGCAGTCTTACGACTACAATCTGTGGTGTATGGCCGGTAAACTAGATGCCATCAGCAAGCATGATGAGGCAGCTACTCTGCGCTGTCGCATACCCGATATCAAGAAAGCATTTCCTGCCGACTGTGAGCATTCCATGCGCTTTGAGCCGGAGATTGTAGAACCACCAGACCTCACCGAGCTGTATGCACAATCCGCACAGCATAACGATGACGAGGAAGAACGTCAGCAGGTGCGCGAGGAACAGCAGGCCGATATTGACATTCTGATGGACAAGTTTGCAGCGCTTGAGAGGCGAGCCAGTCGGTATGCTGCGGCAGAACGAGAGAAGCGTGAATATGCCAGGGCAGAACTTGAGCGACTGAAGGAGTATCGACAATGACACTTGCAGAGGCAGGCAAGAAAGCTGGAGAACTCACAGCCATAACGGTGGTGTTAGCTGTCATTGGCAGTCTGTGGATTGATCGAGAAGTCGAGCGACGTATGGATGAACTGGCTACTGATCCTGCTGATATTCCTGAGATCGTGGCGCTGACCACTCAGATGACAAATGTCGAGGCTGCAATTGTGCGTGTTGAGGGCAAGGTTGATGCTTTCAGTCAGTCCTTCATTTCTTACCTCGAAAGACAGTCTCAATGATGTTCAAGTCTGTGGTTCTTCCCATTTGTCCTGGCAATCTGGACATTCAATTTCCCGACCATACTGAATGGCATTCGGGTGCTTACAGGGTTCGTGTTCTTCCGAGACAGCGGCCTTGATCTCATCTCTGGTGAATCTCTCAGACTCGCAAGCGGCTGGCTGAACCTGTCGGGTGGAATCAGAGTCAATTCCCATTGCTTTTCTCATCTTGCTACAATAATTACAGCGATGTTGTGTCGCTGAATCCCACGGAAGACGGTATCCAATACAATCTCTGCCGCTACAGACATGAGTGCTCATTGAGACCAGATCATAAACGGCCTGGAGGCGTGAGTTCTCAGCAGTCAAAGTCGATACAAGTTCTCGCAAGTGATCTATTTCAGACAAGCAAGCATCAGTGCTTGGACGTTTCATTCTTGATTGCCTGAGACAGCGGCATTCTTTTTGGCGCACCATTCGCATTGTTGCAATTCCGCATTAGTAGATGACATCTTGATCATGTAGGCCCCGGAACCATCACAGTTGGGACATTGGGCAGCATTGAGTAAGCCAATTAAAACTCTGACTTCACAAGACAGTCTCTTATTTTCCCGTGTTAGCCGAATAATCTCATCAGTCCTAGCCATCTGGATATCATTCATTTTTTATTCTCTCTAAGTCAAAATCACCGCAGCAATAACTATGGCCCAAGCAATCGCCCACAAGCCACGGCTGATGAAAAGCGCAGCCTTGTCGCTCATTTCTGACCTTGTCTGGTCAGAAGCAGCTTGATCCAATGATTATGTTCGGCATCCACACATTTGATCCAGTCCTGATGCGTCAAACCTGAACAAACCGACTCCGGCTGCTTTTCAAGATGACAGTCTGGACATCTGCCAAGTTCTGAATGGCTTGGTGATTTAATCACCGGCTGTTTGAGCACAAGCGGTTCAACCATGCCGAGCATGAACAAAATATACAGGCTGAATCCACCGACAACTGCTCCGATGATTGCAGCAATCAGCACTTCTGTTTCGTCCCTTAGCTTTGGCATGTTCATGTGGTGCTGTTCCCGGCGGACTCAAGCGCCTCGGCCGCAATCTTGCCGACACCCTCAACCACATGCCGCATATTGCTGGCGCTCACTCGGCTCAATATCTTGCTGCCGAGCATTCGATCCACTTCTTTCCAGTTAGGCTCGGGAAATACTTTCAGCGGGTATGCATTTGCCCAATTGACAACTTGTTGTAGGCTATCCTCAATGGCATAGATACGGTCCTGCGCCTGTTCCAGTGCGTCAGCAACATGACCGTAATCATCGAGTAACATTTTGTATTGAGTCCACCCGACATCATCCTGCATATCGTCAGGACAGTTATCTACGTCGTGATAATGACAAAGTTCTGAATGTTTTTCTTTATGGTCAGTCATCCTGTTGTTCTCTCGATAATCACATCATCGCCCTCTCGCCAGTGGAGCCGGAAGCCACGCCAGTGATGCTGCTTCATGTAATCTCGGATCTGGTTGAGGCTCCATCCGGTGCAATCGACATAACGAATGAAGGGAATTACTTGTGCGGTCATTCTGGTTCCTGATCAGGCTGGACAGAAACCAGATTTACTAATCCACCTTCGGTTGGGTTTACTGGCCCCCATAGTGCATCGTGAGCAATTTGCAATGCAGCACGAAAATCTGAAATTCTCCGGCCTGTAGCACTATCCGTATGCTGTTCACCGATTCTCAATATATTTCGGAGCGCAGTTTCGTATTCTTTTTTAGTGCCGATGGGTTTTGCGGACCGTAATGCTCCAACTTTGTCGTCGTCTATTTGCTGTTCGCAATCTGGACACCATTCAAATTCGTTACCAAGCCTATCTCGGTCTGTATAAACATTTTCATGCTTGCATTGTTTATAAGTCATTTTGCTCGTTTCTCTGTTTGCTGTTGAAGACGATAGAGTTTCACCATCTGTGGAAATGCTGCAACCTGCTCGTCGAGTTCCGGGTAATAACGATGCACGAAATCTCCAGTATCCTTGGCAAAACGCACCACATGAAACCCTTTAATCTTAATCTCTGGAAAGTTTTCCTCAACAATGATTTTGTAAGCAGCAACCTGGAATAATGCAGATCCGAACACGCCTCCGGTCTTCCAGTCCAGAATCACATGATTGCCCTGATGGTCTTTGCCTAGGGCATCCGGTGTACCGCCGCACTGCATATTCTCGGATACTAAAGGTTTCTCGGTCCAGACGATTTCCATGTCAATGCCTTCAAACCATTGAATAGCCGCTTTTTGTGCTGTCTGTGCTTTGGTGATTTCTCCGACTTCGTAATTGTCAAAGCTAACACTGGGAAATGACTCGTCATTCATGCAGTTCTGATGCAGGTATTGCTCAAACAAATCGTGGCCCAAGGTGCCAATGTTAGCGGCTTTGGTGTACCACTCGTCCTGTATGTTCTTACCGTTCAGACCGAGCCTGTTGGCTGCATAAATGATGCCACCCTTGTCACCAAACCAGCTCAATGCGGTCGTAACGCCTGAGACACGCTTGCCGTTGGTGTTCTGATAGCCTGTTTTTGGTCGCATCAGGGTTTCCCCGCAAGGCCGCAGTAGCCAGCAGGCTTACCTTTTTGCGGAACATGCACAGCAGTTGTCATCGCTGGGTCAGGTTCGGGCAAAAACTCATTATCTGTTGCTCGCCACGCCATGCACTCAGAGCCAATACATTTTGATTCGTTTGCAAAACTAAACTCATTATCTGCATCTGCTTCGGCCATACGATTACCAATTTCTTGCCAGTTATTCCCGTCAGCGATAAATACTCGCGTGAACGGACACCACTTGGTTTTGGTTTTGGCTTCTTCTTCGGTCATTAAGATTCCTCATCATCGCTCAAGGCTTTCGGTGTCTCAATAGTCAGCATTGGACTATTGATTCCATTTAGAGCTTCAGCTGCCGCTGTATTGGCAACAGCCAGCGCCGTTACTGCAGCACAAACCTCGCCACTTGGCGATCCGTTAAATGTGCATCCTTCGATGCGAGTGCCGGTCGATACCAGATCGCGCAGCAAGTCGTTTTCTTTCTGTAAATCATCTTTTATTTTCACTACTTATCTCCACAATAATTCAATGACCCGTTGTCGGAGTAACTCCGAGTGCGGCCAGGTGGGTCAGTCCTGTTCTTGGGCGCATCCCAGCGGAAGGTAAGGATGCTGGCTGCCGCTTTTTTGACCTGCGAGGTCAAATTAGAACGGAATAGATTGATCGTATTCATCGTATTGATCGCCCAGTGCTGGCATAGACTGATCCTGAGATTCCGCTGTGCCTTGCATTGCCAGTGCAGCGCCTTGCTCTATTTTCTTGCTCATCCATTCCGGTAATTTTGCCAGATTGCCGATGGTTGAGTCATCATGCGGTGAATACTTCAACAATTCGCCCTCACGATCCGGCACCTCTGTACCTTTCGGACAGCGCATGATGGCGGCAATGTTGGCATAGGTTTTTGTACCGTCTGCCGAGGTGTTGTGAACCACCGAGATCATGCAGGGTGCGTCCAGCACATTGAACAGATCCCAACCCTCCAACTGCTTTTCAGTGAAGGCCCGACCACGCCAGGATTCGAGCGCCTTGCGCAGATTGGCCTTCTCGTTGAGCGAGTTGGTGAAGCGCTGACCGATCAGTGCTGGCCCCTCATGGTGTTTATCGTCCTTGTCAGTCCACTCAACGCGCACAGCAGCGACTTCAAAGCCTAAATAAACCTGGCTCTTGGGTTCCCACTTGGTCTCCTGCAGGCCGAAGTCAACCACGCTGATACAGCGGGCGACATATGAGCCAGCTGGAACAGGGTCAAAGTCACCTGACCCTCCGGTGTTCTTGCTTAATAAAGGCATTTTATCTCCTCCGATTTTTTGCCTGTGAAATGATTTGAAGGTGGCTCAAGGTGTTCACTGCTACCTTACGGCTCCACAAGGAACGCATTCGGGCTACCTTACCCCTGATCCCCACCCAAGGGTGTTATAGAGATTTAGAACCACCATCAAATCACTCCATATTTAGTCCTCGTCAGTGTCACTTCCGTTGAGCCAATTGCTGACTGCTTCCGGTGAGCCCCAAATTCCAGATGCTCGACCGGGTGCGTAGTTATAGAGCCACATCACATAATGGTGCATCGAATGTTTGTTTGTCTGATCAGCAAACATGAATGCTGCCATGAGATCATTTTCCAGAACCGCCCGCAGAAAGTCACCAGTTGGAATACGTTCATTGAAGTAACGGATTAGACCACCCTGCATATAATCAGGAATGCCAACTTCGGACATTTTCCCAATTGCCTCATCGTTTAATTGAATGCTCATTTATACGGATACTCCCCGTTGGTTTGCTGTTCGATGTATTCCTCGTCCTGATTTATTGATTGCCACCAATTCAGAGTCTGTTCGTTTTCTTCGGCATCTTGTTCGTCATTAATAAGCGTAGCAAGATGTTTTTGTGCGGCACTTTTCGTTTCGAACCATCCAGGGATGATTTGCTTATCTTTGCAAATAGCATATCCCTTAGCAGCCACGCAGGAATTGCTGGTGTTCTTGATGATTTCATATTTCATTCTGTGCTGTCCTGTGAGTGCTGAGAAGTTCTTCCTTGGCGTCTTTATCAACTGGTTCTTGTATTCGTTCGGGCCACCATTCGCGATTGTCTCGTGGTTTGATTTGTCGAATTTGAAATATTGAATTTTTATCGCTAATTATTGGACGCATCCATCTATCGGACATTTTGAAACGATTCCAGTACCAACCTGGTATAGTTGGTGCATCTTTTATCCATTCGCTCATTTCTGTTTCCCTCGTAATTGCTGTCCCACCCGATGCCACATTTTCCGATAGCCCTGATCATCGAACTGCTGTTTGCTGTCTGGCAATCCTTGCTGCCGATATCTACGCACGTTCTTTTCGGGTGATGGGGTTTTCATGTTAGGGCGTTTACACAAGCCTCTATGATGGCGCGAGGAAGTGATTCGCTTGACCGATCCAGATAGACGCCATAGGTGGGTGTGGCAGAACTGGCAACACACGCATCGAATCGTTCTAGTGAAGGCATCCAAGATCCAGAAACACAGCGCAAGTCTATCTTATCGTCTTTGATGGTTTTCTCTATCAGTGCACCAGCTACCCGCCAGTCACGGACGAATCGTTCTGCAGCAACCGGATAATTGGCTTTTTGTGAGTAATAACGCCGATTTCCATGTTGATCGGTGTCGTAAAGTTCACCAACCCCAAGCGCCACAACCTGGTCCGCAAGCCACTTGTCGTCGTGTGCCTGATCTGCTTTTGCGGTGACGTTATAGCTGTCTGTTGGGTCAGTCACGATTCCAAATCCCCGCTGCCACACTCAGGACACCAGACCAGTG